GTGGTAATCGAACAGGCTGAACGCCAAAAACAGGCAGCACAAAAAACAAGCGCAATAGTCAGTGATGCTGTTGTTAAGGCGGCGCGCAAAGATAATATGAAGTTGGCAGATGACCTTGCTCTTGCGGCTGTACATTATCAAAAACTTGGTGTATCCGCACAAGAAGCAGGGAAAATGCAACTGCAGGCTGCGCGGCAAGCGGCTAAAGGGCAACTGGATCTGGCAAGACAAACCCTTGATGCTCAGGAAAAACATATTTTGGCAGCAAATGCAGCATTAGAGCATGGAAAAAAACTGCAAAAGATGCAAAATTATGCGTTAGGAGCTGGCAGTGCATTGACAGGTCTAGGTGTTACTGTTCAAATGCTTACGGATGATACTAACGATTTTGCACAAAGTATGGGAGATACAGCTATAAATGTAGGTATTGCAATAAGTGCCATTGGTGGGCTTATAGGCTGGCTTTCTAAGTTGTCCACTGCATATAAAGAAGTTGCAAAAATGGGAGCTGCAGCAGGGCTTCTTACAACATTGGGTACTGCTGGTGGTACAGCTATAGGTACAGGGTTGGCTGTTGGTGCCGGGACGGTTGGTATTTATGCAGGGATGAATGGTTTATCTCTGGATGATGTATTGCATAGATACGAGCTTGCACTGTCGAACACAGCAGATAATAAATATTTGTCTCAGGGTGAAAGTGATGATTGGGATTTAATAAAAAATCCTAATTTTAACCCCAGGGCTATGACGATAAATGCCGTAGAAGCGGCGAAATGGACTTATGATCCCGATGCGGCATTAAAAGACGCAATGGAAGAAGCCAAGAGATTAACACTGAAAGATTTTGGCGATAAATCCGCTGAGAAAGAAGATAAGAAGGCTAAAGCGGCGGCAGACAAGGCACTGAAAGAGCTTACAAAGTGGAAAACTAAAATAGATGAACTCACTAAAGATCTGGATGTCGATATAGCCGAGCTTACGCAGTCCCCACTGGAAATAGCACAAGCTAAACTCGAAGCGCAGATCGAAGAAATGAATTCGACTGTTGAACGGGCAAAAGTAGCTGGTGTAGATGCTGCAGAAATAGGTGCTGTTCAGGAAAAGATAAATAAGTATCGGGAACTGAAAGAAGCCCAGAATAACCGTGACTGGGTAACTGAAAGTCATAACATGGAAATGGAACGCCTGCAGGCGTTGGAAGACAGTTACGGAGATTACTACAGCAATATCGACGCTATGCGTATGGCTGAGTTGGAAAACTATAAACGGCAGTTAGCGAAGATGTTGGAAAGCGATAAGCTGACGCAGGAAGAAATGCTTCGTATCCAGCAGGAATATGCAGCGGCAAGTCAGGATCTTGTTGAGGCACAAGCTTCAGATATGGCGGCTTCATGGGAAAATGCTTTGGACGTAGTAAAAAACTACCAGGCAGATTATTACCAAACTTATGTAGATGGCTTTGACAGCATTATCGGAGAGTTTGAAAGCTTTGGTCAGAATATGATCACCGAACAGCAGTCTTTCTCCGAGGCATCTAAAGAATTGTTCCAAAACCTTACTAACGACATTCTCAATATGATGATGAAAGTCATAATGCAGGGTTTGGTTATGAATGCCATTATGAGCGTTTTCGGGATTGGTGGCAACACTGATCTTGGTGGAATTCTTTCTAATGTTTCTAATTTTAGTGTTGGCGGAAAAAGTTATTCTGGGCATTCTTTGATGGGAGGACTGGCGAAAGGCGGTTATGCATCCCCTGGACGATATCTAGTTGGAGAAAAAGGCCCTGAAATACTTGACTTGGAGACGCCGGGGCGGGTATACACTGCAGCACAAACCAAAGCAATGTTCAGCGGCGAAAGCCGGAGCGGTAGCAATAATATCAACATCAAAGTAGAGCTTATCAAT